AAAGAATTTCATAAAACATTGTACCTTATCTCTGGCATCTTTTCATCCAATGGGTCACATCTATTGACAACGCAGAGAAGTCCGTTTTTCTTTTCTTCCGTTGGCTTGTCAAACTGGAAAAGTCTGAATTCAACCGTGCCTTTTGTAAATGTTGCGTGGAGGTTCAGCATATGGTATCTGCTGTCGTTGTAATGCTGTGTCCTGCCGTAGTTTGCACCGTTTGAAGTGTACCAGATGTCTGCAAGCTGTGCCATTGTTGTTGGTTTCTTTTTGTTTACCTGCTCGATGAAATTCGGGTTTACCGTTCTGCAGTATCTGTTCATTCTGCCCTGGTCGATTTTCAGAGCGTCTGCAATCAGTCTTTCGTGGCTTGCCATAAGGTTTGCAAGTGTTCTGAGGCTCTGTGGTGTGTGGCCGTTTGCTCCGATGTGAATGTGAACCCCTGCACCAATTCCTGCATGGCTGATTGCTCCGGCTCTTCTCAGCTTTCTTATCAGTTCCTGCAGGGTTTCAATGTCCTCGTATTTAAGGATTGGTGTAACCAGTTCGCATTTTTCTGCATCGCATCCTGCAATGCTTACGTCTTTCTGGAATTTCCATTCTCTGCCCTGTGAATCCCATGCTGACCAGGTGCAGTATCCGTTTCTGCCTGCTGTGTTTTCGTATCTGTTTGTTCCGAAGAAGTCTGCCGCAATTCTCGCAGCCTTTTCTCTTGTGATGTGGTTCATTTCAACCTCAACCCCGATTGTCTGCTCTTTCATTCTTGCAATCTGCTGTGCTGTTTTTTCGTTCATTTTGGTTTCCTCCGCAAAGTGTTTTTTGTCTTGCCGTTGGGGGTTTTCCCTTTCGGTAGTACACATATTACCGCATTACGGAGCACATAGCAACCCACTAAATGTACAGAATATAAGGCTGTATATTTGTCGGATATCTGGTGTATATTACACTTGATATACTTGCTTTTTTATGGTAATATACAGTACAATGAAAGAGCGGTCTCTTTTACGAAACCGCTCCAGGGTCAGTCAGAATCATCGCAGATTTTTGAACCCATAATCAACTTTAAATACACGTTGGAGTAACGCTGTTTTTCTGAGCCGTCAGATGCGTTCATGCCTTCCAGAAAAAAAGCAACGGCATCTTTTCTGGATTCCCACAGCTTTGATTCACCATAGCATATTGTTTTTACACCATCAACTATTGTAAAGCTGTCGACACCCTCAATCAGACCAAGAGAACTGCCTGTACTCCAGTTTGTGTGTATCGTACCCGCATCATCAACCATTGTAACTTCACCGAGAGTTCCTGGTGGAACAGGGTGATATGGGTCATTCATAATGATAAGCTTTATAATTGTGCCGACGGGGTACTTTTCTCTGAGCCTTGCAATTTCTTTTTCATTCGGAAACTTCATCTTCTTTTCCTGCCTTTCTGAAAGCTGAACTGCCGGAAAGATTTCTGAGCAGAACTTTTCTCACAGCCTTGTACTCTGATCCAATCATACCAAGGCGAAGAAGATAGCATCGCATTGTGTATTTCGGATTGTCTGTGGTTTCAGGCTTGTTATTGATACGGCTTTGATTCTTTGCAAATTCGCAGAGCATTGAAATGAATTTGCAGTAAGCGTTTGTATCGTCGTACTGCTCCACAGTAAACCAGGGGAAACATACTTTTTCCTCATCAACAATAATATCAAGGCTGTCGGTTTTGAATGCCGCCTTGAAAAGTTCACCCTTATTTTCTACAATTCTTCTCAGCCTTTCAAGCGTTGGTTTGTTAACCAGTTCAAGCGGCATCTCTACTGTCAGACTGTTTTCTTCATCAGTTTCTTCGACTTCCGGCACATTATAACCTCTGCTGACCAGTTCATCAATCAGATTTTCGACTTCCTTGCTGTCAGCGGAATCGCTGATTTCAAGATTGCCTTCCTTGGTGACCGTGTAGTCGTTGCTGATTATGTATGCACAGGTTGGCATGTACTGGTACACAGCCGGTGCTCCGATAATCTCACTGACTGCTTTGACCAGTTCCTTTCGGACATTGCCCGTAAGTCCTAATTCAATAATCATGAGTAAACCTCCATTTCGTTTTGGTAGTACACATGATAACTCTGAAAGCCACATATATCAAGTGTGAGATATGTAGAATTATTCTTCTGTTTTCTGTGCATAACAGGCTATTCCGGCAAGGACAAACCATGCGTTACAGGCTGCTATGCCGTTGCCCCACATTTTGTAGGCAGCACTATCCGAGTACGGATTTTTTAGCCATTTTTCAATTTGCTTTCGTGATTTGGGTTTGCACTCTTTTCCGATAGCATTGTTGTAGTTTTCAAAAACATTCTGCCACCAGTCAATCTGCGTATCGGTCGGATTTTCCGTTCCTAGGTCATCACACCACCATGTCGGCATACCCTGGAGCAATGCACATTCCTGTGGTGTCAGTCTTCTTACGATATACTCGATTTCAGAAGTACTGTCATTTACAAGCGGCGGGTCTTTGTAATCCGATGCCACTAAGGTATTTGCTTTTTCTTCTTCAGCGGAGGTAAAAAATGATGCTTTTGAGGAACTGTATACAGGGTGAGCAATTCCGCCTGCACCCGATGCAACAAGTGTAGGTGAAGTTTCTTCCTCAATCTGAAAACTGAATCGTGCGTTGTAACCCTGATTCATGGCAGGTCTGCCAATGCCGTAGGAAACTGCATGGTTTTCAGTGCAATTGAGAGTGTACATTGTTTGGGATTCCTTATATCCATCACCATGATGTGATGGTCGTGAGCCGTTGCCCTCAATTACAACCATACCGCCTTGATTCTTACAGGGGGACTGGTTGCTGGTGTCAATGGTTCTTGCTGTATCTGCTTCATAAAATCCGCTGTTAGGATTATCCGACATCATGGAATTGCTGTATTTTCCGCAAATACCATAAGCCTTGGGAACGAAAAGCGTCTGGTCGTTATTGCAGGAGAGCGTTGCAGATTTATCCTCTTGTATTAACGCTCCTTTACCGCCATTTCCACCTCCGCACCTTATTTTCAGCGTTGCCGGAACAACACCTGCCCGAAGCGTAGGTGATTTTTCATTTTCGTATCCGATACCACGAGCCTTTGCCGAATGCTCTGTGCAGAATCCTGCAGACTCCACCACGAAAGGCTGATTGTTTCCGCCTGTGCCATAGGTAGCAGAAACTGTTTGTGCAACACCAAGGGGACCTGTATATCTGGTGTCCTGCGAATGATTTTCAAACATTAACCCTGTGCCTGTTTCCTCAAAGCAATCTCCAAAACTTCTGGCAGCCTCTTGCCACGCTCGGAAGCTCTCCGCAGAATACCCAGACACGCCTTCTGACTCAAATAATATTTTTGAGGCACTTGCGCCTGTAAAATCTGCGACAAGGTAGATACGCATTCTTCTCTGGGGTACACCCCAGTATTGAGCATCGACTGTCCTATATGCGAGAGAGAAATTTTCTGCCACGATTTCTCCGGTTTTTTCCCACTTTGCAGGTTTAGGGACAGAAATGTCTGGGTCTTTGACTTTGCAGAGTTCTTCGAGGACACATCGGAAGTCTTCTCCGCCATTGGAAGAGAAAGCTCCTGCGACATTTTCCCACACTGCAAATCTCGGATATTTTCCATTTGTTGCACACCTCATTTCCTTTATGATTCTGACTGCCTGAAAGAAAAGACCTGAACGCTCCGCATTCAAACCTTGACGTTTGCCAGCAACCGAGAGGTCAGTGCAGGGTGAACCGAATGTAATAATATCCACGGGTTCAATTTCCGCACCATTGATTTTATTGATGTCACCGAGATGCTTTACAAAGGGCAGTCGCTTTGTAGTAACAGCAATCGGAAACGGCTCGATTTCGCTGCTCCACTTTGGCACAATGCCTGAGAGCATTCCCATCATCGGGAATGTTCCAGAACCGTCAAAAAGGCTGCCGAGTGTAAGTGGTTTATTCATTCGGCTTTTCCACCTCTTTCACAAGTTCAGAGTATGCTATCTGCATACCATTACGCATAACATACACACCGTCAGCATCACCTGTGTCCTCAACATAACGTCTGAGAATAACAGACGCATACTTTTCATCAAGTTCCATTGTATAGCAGATTCTGTTCATCTGCTCACAAGCCATAAGGGTTGAACCGCTGCCGCCGAATGTATCAATAACAACACCATTTGCCTGTGTGGAGTTTCCGATAGGATAACTTAATAGGTCTAACGGCTTCGAAGTGGGGTGATTGGCATTACGCTTTGGCTTATCGAAATTCCAGATAGTTGTCTGCTTGCGGTCAGAATACCAGTTGTGCTTGCCGTTCTGCATAAAGCCATACAACACTGGTTCATGCTGCCACTGATAATCAGAACGTCCGAGAACCAGGCTGTCCTTTACCCAGATACAGCAACCTGCTAAGTGGAATCCGGCATCAATGAATGCCTTTCTGAAATTCAAGCCTTCCGTATCAGCATGGAACACATATGCCGCACCGCCTTTTTCAAGATGGTCAGCCATACACTTGAAAGCAGAAAGAAGAAATGTATAGAATTCCTCATTCTTCATGCTGTCGTTTTGAATGGTAAGTCCGCTGGAACTTTTGAAAGATACTCCATAAGGCGGGTCCGTAAGAATGAGATTAGCTTTGGTATCTCCCATAAGAGCAGATACATCTTCGGCAGATGTAGCATCACCGCACATCAGTTTGTGCCTGCCGACAGTCCATATATCTCCACGCTGTACAAATGCTGCTTTTTCAAGTGCTGTTGTAAGGTCGAAATCATCGTCCTTAACATCATCGCTGCCGTTTGTATCAAAAAGGTCAGCTATTTCTTTTTCATCAAATCCGGTAAGACCAAGGTCAAAGCCGAGGTTCTGGAGTTCTTCCATTTCAACGGCAAGGAGTTCATCGTCCCAGCCAGCATCCAGCGCCATTCTATTATCAGCGAGAATATACGCTTTCTTCTGAGCCTCTGTGAAATGGTCGGCATACACGCAGGGAACTTCTGTGATTCCTTCTTCCTTTGCCGCCATAATACGTCCATGACCTGCAAGTACATTGTAATCCTTATCAATGATAACAGGATTTACAAAACCGAATTCACGCAGAGATGAACGAAGTTTCAGAATCTGTTCCTTGTTATGTGTTCGGGCATTATTGGCGTATGGTACTAACTTGTTGATATCAACAAGCTGAAATTCAGTAGTTGTGGTCACTGATACTGCCTCCTCTGTTTTATTCTGAGCATACCTTTTCGTGCAGCATCAACGTTTCCTTTGACTGCCTGACCCTTGATAGTGCGGTATTGCTGCTTGGTAAGATAGGGTTTATTATTTTTTAGTTCTCTCCAGAAATTATTATCTGCTTTCATTTTAAGCTCCTTTTCGTTGTAAATATAAAAAGCTGCACGGTTGTGCAGCAACTTCAGCTTCTAAAAGATAAGGTTTGCATTTTTCTTCAACAAGATGCTTGATTTTATCAGAAGGTTCGGGAACAACATTAAGTTCTCCTGTAAATTCACCAAAAATAATTATCGCTGCCCAATTATACATCTGGGCACATATTACAGGGTTTTTTGATGTTCCAATATGTATTCTTCTGTTATTTAATCCGATTCTCGCCTTATAGTAACCTTGTGATTTTTCAAAGGTTACACCTACAAATCCTGTTGTATTATTTTTCTGTCGGCTTTTGTTCATTGCATTCTGCTGTGCAGTGACAATTCTGAGATTAGATTTACGGCAATCGAGCTTTTTTCGATTTATATGATCCACATAAAGTTTAGGGCTGGGAATAAAATTCATAATAAAATTATGTAAGCGAAGGGTATCTTCATTGTTTCGCTGTGTTGAAATAGCATACCCCTCTTTTCCAATGTGCCAATAATACTCATTAACTCGTTTCATATCATCAACATCAATAATAAACTCTTCGCCGCTTGGAAGTGTACCATAAGCGGCTGTACCGAAAACTCTAAAATGATAATCGGGTATACATTTTGAACATGGTTTCCCTTTTCGTTTTTGTATTTGACTATGATTTCTCTCTGATATATATCCGCAAAGTGTACACCTGCATGAGTATAAATTCTGAAAACTCTTTGCATCATATCTTACAGATATGATTCCCCAGTTATTTATCACCGAACCTACAGTCAACTTTGGTGGGCGTGGAGGAGTAAGTTTCTTCAAACATTCAGCACATCTCGGATAATCACGAAGAAGTGCGGCTCTATTGCAGATGTATATTTTTCCGCAATCACACTTTACCTTGTATTGTAAATGCCCATGTTTTTCACGCCCCCACTCATCAAGAACTGTAATTGAACCAATCTTATCGCCAACATTAATTGTAATTTTTTGCGGTTTTGCCACTTCGTCCTCACTTTCTGCTGCGTAGTAGCTTTTCCATCATATCCATTTCACCATTAAGCGTGACCTCTTCCGAACAGTTCTCACGTACAACCTGATAAATCTGTGCCCAGATTTGCTGTGCCTGTTTCATAAAACTTTGGCTCATAGCAACAAAAGGGCTCTGAATCGGTGAGTTAGATACCGTAGGATGCTTACCAAGAAGTCCGTAAGAACTTATAGCCTCCTCACATTGAATCCAACGTGCAACCGACATAGCATACTGTTCAATCGTTGCCGGAGAAACAAGGCGTTCACACTTGAAACCTTTCAGCCACAGCCATGTATCACGATAGATTTTATCTGCACCGAGAGGTTTTCCATTTCTCTGTTTTGCCGATAGGATTTCGTTTGGCTTTGGCATTTCTTCGCCCAAGAGGTCTGGAATGTCATCTGGGACAACAATCTGTGTTAATGCTCTGCCGCCCGGATTCCCGGATGCAATTTTTTCAGAAAGTGCCTTCTTTGGCCGTCCGGCACCCGGTCTGGCTCCGCCTCTGTTTGTACCGTCCTTCGCCATAGTTCTCACCTCCTGCAAAATTCAAACAAAAATCAATCGGGCATAAAAAAATCCCAACTATGCAGTTGGGAATGTAAAGTTATTTAGGGAATCTTTGAAATTGGGTATATACCCTCTTGGAATACGCCTGTTCAGTGCGTACAAGGGCGCGCCGGTCTTTTCGTGAATCCTCCGTAGAGATATTGATACCCCCGGGGGTCTAATCAGTAAGTATACACAGGATTCTTATCCTCCGTCCATGTTTTTCTGTCATGACAAGGCTTGCAAAGTGCCTGCCAGTTATCCTGATTCCACATGAGTTTCTCATCGCCACGATGCGGAATGATGTGGTCAACAACAGTTGCGGGAACGAATCTCCCTTCAGCCATACACTTCACACACATAGGGTGCTTGCGGAGATACTGTTTACTCAGCCTTCGCCACTTACTGCCGTAGCCACGCTTGGAGGCTGAGGGACGGTCTGGATGCAGAGGCTTGTGTTCATTGCAGTAAAGCTGCCCTGATTCCACAAGCTGTGGACAGCCGGGGCGCTTGCAGGGACACTTACTCTTCTTCGGCATCATCAGTTTCCTCAAGATAATCTTCAAGGGAAACAAGCGCCCTTTCGTAGATTATCTGCACGTGCTTTTCTGTGAGATGAAGTTTTTCCGCAATCTTACTCCAGCTATAGCCACGGTGGAAATGGTAAATAAGCACCGCACTTTCAAGGGGTTCATCAAGATTTGTGATGTTGCTGATCATGAGACTTACCTTTTCAGTAAGTGAGGAGTGCGTTTCATAAATATCCTCAATAATATCATCAAGCATATCAGCTAAAGAATCGCATGAGATTTTCTCAGCAATTTCACTGAGAACAGAAATCTGCCGCATAACTTTTTCAGCCTCACTGTTCAAACGCTGTATTTTCTTTAAGTATTCATTTGCTTTCATAACATTACCTCCGTCATGGCATAAAAACAGCCGCTGCAGATTTCTCCGCAACGGCTTTTCGATATATCTTTCTATTATCTATGATATCACACTTTTTCAAGAATGTCAATGGATTTCCATTCCGATTTTTTCCGATTTATTCCGAAGTTTCAAGATGCTTAAATCCACGCTTACGGAACTCGTAAATCATGCTTTGGCTATAACCCATTTCATTCCTGATTTTTTCTTCCGACTGCTGCATCAGATACCAACGGCGAAGAACCTCACGTTCATTATCATCAGTTAATTTGCTGATTGCAGCAGTTGCTTTCAGACGCATTACTGCCAGTTTGAATTCTTCCTGTTTCATATTATTTTCAAAATCCATCATTTCAGCAATGATTTCAGCCATAGTATCTGTTTTTCTGCTCCCCTGTGTTCCGCCGGTATTTTCGTAACTTACGCCGGAAATATCAAGAGATTCTCTGATACGATGATATTCTTCTTTCATCATTTCAACTTTTCTCTCCTGTGATACCATTTTTTCAAAGAATTCTCTCACGCTGCATCCCTCCTTATTATCCGCATTATTTCATCGCCGTCATAATCTGAAAGTAATTCAAACCACCCGGAAAGGAAGAATTTCTCAAGGCTATGTACCTCAGAATTGTTCTTTCTCTTTAGTGCATTTCTGTAATCCCAGACTGCCTGTTCCACAATTGCCGCCGCCAGTTCCTTGTAACCCTCTCCCATTTAACCCTCCAGTTCTGCCTTAACTGCTGTCATTAAGGCTGTCTGCGTTTCGTCCTTTTCCTTTAGTGCTTTCAGAATTTTTTCATCAACAGTTCCTTTTGTGACGATGTGCTGTATAACGACTGTTTCGGACTGCTGCCCCTGCCGCCAAAGACGGGCGTTTGTCTGCTGGTACAGTTCAAGGCTCCATGTAAGTCCGAACCATACAAGGAAGTTACCTCCCGATTGAAGATTCAAGCCATGTCCTGCTGATGCAGGGTGAATAAGTGCGGCTTGTAATTTTCCACTGTTCCACTTTTTAATGCTTTCGGCGGATTTGATTTCCTGGTACACAATTCCCAGTTTATGAAGCCTTTCAGCAATTCTTGTTCTGTCATGCTTGAACCAGTATGCAACAAGTACAGGCTTTCCGTTTGCCGATTCAATGATATCTTCCAGTGCATCAAGTTTACGATTATGTATGGGAATAATTTCTCCGTCATCATCATAAATAGCACCATTGGACATCTGACACAGCTTGTTGCTTAACGCCGCTGCATTTGCCGCAGTTATCTCCGTATCCTGCACTTCAAGAATTAACTCCTCTTTCAGTTCCTTGTATTTTTCCTTTTCAGATTCAGACATTTTCACAGAGTATTCGTTGGAGATAAGCTTTGGCATTTTCAAGTGATCTACTGCTTTCATGGAAACTGTGATGTCGGAGATTTTCTCGTATATCCTTTCTTCCGCATCGGGAAGTGGCTTGTAGGAATACACGATATAGCCATTTTGCTTATCGGGTTTAAAGTATTCATTTCTGTACTGCCCTATGAATCTTCCGAGGCGTTCTCCCATATCAAGCAGACGGAACTCAGCAAATAGATCCATAAGTCCGTTACTTGCAGGAGTACCGGTCAGACCTACGATTCTTTTCACTTTCGGGCGCACTTTCATGAGTGCCTTAAAGCGTTTGCTCTGGTGATTCTTGAAACTGGAAAGCTCGTCAATTACAATCATGTCAAAGTCAAAAATCCTGTTGCTGACAAGCCAATCCACATTTTCACGGTTGATGATGTAAATGTCTGCATCTGCTTGAAGTGCTGTAACACGTTCTTCCGCACTGCCCACAGCAACGCTGTATCTCAGGTGACGGAGATGTTCCCACTTTTCAATTTCAGAAGGCCATGTATCTCTTGCAACTCTGAGAGGACCAATGATAAGAACCTTTCTGACTTCAAACATATCAAACATCAGATTGTTAATGGCAGTAAGGGTTGTAACAGTTTTGTCAACCCAAGCCCATGTCCAGGAGAAGGGCTGCTATTTTATGTTCTTCAATAAACTTTACCGCATATTCCTGATAATCATGAAGCTTCATTATTCATCACCTCTTTCTATTTTTTCTAATTCTTTGATAAACCATGTCAAATTGGCGTGGTGTTGTGCGTGAGCGGATTGTGAAGGGAATACAATTAAGTTATCTGGAATATTATTTCTTTTGTTTCCATCAATATGATGAACCACCTCACCGGGTAAAAGCGGTCTGCCTATCTTTTTTTCAGCTACCACTCGATGTTCGTGAACACCATACAATTTGGTGTATGTAACGCCATTACCAGAATCTAAACGGGCATTTCTAATTTTTTTTTCTTGTTTCTGGTGTCATTCTTATTGGATTAAGTTTTCGGTTCAAAGCTGATAGATTCTGGCTCATAGATGTAAAATCCTTAAGTTCGTTGTATCTGTCAGGGTTCTTTTTCTTATTGCTGAAATTTGCAAGACATTGTCTACAACAGAAATGATGTTTTTTTCCCTTGAGGTAATAAGATTCTCTTTCAAAATTCATGCCGCAGAAATCACAAACCACTTTTAATTTCATCAATAATACCTCCAATTTCCTCAATATTATTAAGAACGTAAATCTTAAAGCCTAACCGCCTCAGAAGTCTGTGTCTTGAAAGCTGCAGAGGTCTCGTTTTTTCACCCGGTGCTTTAACTTCTACAAAGGCAAACCTGCCCTCTGGCATCAATATGATGCGGTCGGGAACACCTGCGGTTCCCGGTGATGTGAACTTCCAGCAAATACCGCCTTTTTGCTTGACAGCCTTTCGGAGTTTTTCTTCAATAAATGATTCTCGCATAAATTCTCCCTGTTTTTCGGGAAAATGGAGGTCATAGGAAGTCAAATACAAACCTTATATATAGAGAAAATTTTTACTTTTTCTCTCGCCTGCGTAAAGTCTGTATATGAGTTCCTATGACTTCCACTTTCCCTATATTTCGGTATTTTTCCACTTTAAAAGTGGAAGTCGATTGTGTTAAGTGGAAGTCAAAAACAAACCTTTAGTCAAGAAAATCACATTTGATGCACAGTCCCATAATAACATTACACTGTGTTGTTCTCTTACGCTTGTATCCTGCCTGTTCAAGTGCAGTATAAAAATCAGTTGTACTGCGGACATATTCCCCGTTCTCATTGCAGTATTCACGGTAACGTCTGTACAGTTCTCCTGACTTTTCCTGATAAGACTTGTCCACCTCACAGCATTCATTGATGAAAGTACCAAGCCAGTCGTTGCCCTCACGGTATGCACCGATAGCATCAAGGACACACTGCGGTCTGGTTATCTGGTAATTTGCTTTGATAACCTTTCTCGCACCCTCAATCAGCCAGGAAAGTACAGCGCCACCAGCGTTATCAACCAGATACTGCGTATAGTTTTTTATATCTGCCTCACCCTGGATTTTAGCGTGAAAAGGAATGACAATAAGTCTTCTCCATGTACCGTCATCAGAAGCACCGACCTTTGGAAGATGATTGGTGTAAAGGACAAGAGTGTGACTGGGTTCAAAGTTAAACGGAGCCTTGAACTTTTTTTCAGCGAAAATGGGGTCTGTGGAGCAAAGCTGTTTTACCACTGATGTATTTAGTCTCATTCCTTCCTGGAGTTCTGCTGCAATAATCATACGCTTTCCTTTGAGTTCAGCCATTTCAGGCTTTACATTACGCTTACAGTTTACCGTCAAAGCGTCAGCTGAGATATTACCGCTGTAACTTCCGAGAACCTTATAGATTACATTCCAGAATGTACTCTTACCATTACGTCCGTCACCATAGGCAATAATCATAGCCTCCATATACACCTTGCCGACAATACAGAGTCCGCATATCATCTGCACATATTCAATAAGGCTCTGATCACCGCAGAAGAAAAGCTGTAAGGCATCATTCCATAAATCTTCACCCTCATTGCCTGGAACTACAGCCGTTACCTTTGTGAGAAGGTCAGCAGGGTCTGTAGGTTTCCAGCCGTCCAGTCCTTCGGGCAGATAGTAAGTGCCGCCGAGAGTATTCAGCAGCATCGGATTGCTATCAAGTGCTTCGGGATTATGTAAAACCAGTGGTTTTGCCGCATCGAGAGCGTTGGTCATACTGCGTATATGGCGGTATTTCATTACAAAGGCTTTGAAAGCCATGTAATACTGATACTGCTTGTATGCATCAGTCTGTTCATCGTCAAGATTATCCCTGAACTTTTTACCGCCCGCAATAGCTGAATCTCTTGTAACACCGAGGCTTTCAAGTTTTATAAGTGAGGCTTCAACCTGTTTTTCAGCCTCTGCAAGCTGAATGTCGGTATGTTCTATCATGGCTAAAGTTACTGCGTGTTCTGATTCTTCCCAGTAGGTTCCGTTGTAGCGGAGATAGTCAGTTGCAATTGTAAATGCCACCTCATCAGAAAAACTGTCAACGAAAGTACGTGCCTCGCCAACATCAGAAAAATCTTCCGGGATAAGCGAATGTCTGCCATACTCTTCGGGTGAGATATATCCGTCCTGTGAGGCTACTTTCTTTCCAAATTTACAGGCACTATGCCATATGGTCTCAAGTTCATCATCGGGAAGGGGAGGTTCGCATTCAGCAGCCTTTTCAAGAAATTTCTGATATGCTTCATCCGTTACACCAAAACGCTTTACAAGTTTTCCTGCAATGCGTGACATTGTACTGTTTCTTTGTCCTTGTGGAATATTGCGGTTTGACTTCATAAGTGTGAGCCAGTCCTCAATGGAAAGACTGCCTTCATGCCAGTAAACATCACTTGGTGCCCCATATAAAAATCTTGCTGCATCAAGAGCGCCATCATCAAAAAAGCTGAGTTTATGGTAGATTTTCGATTTGATAGCTTTGTAGGAATGAGCATCATTGCAGGGTGCAGTCGGAAAGAAAGCATGAAATTTTGGGCGGGCAGTCTTATTACCTTTAGGCAGCATATTATGACGGCTGTATGTAACCGCAAATGCAACATCTCCCAGAATGTCAGCAAGGATTTCCGGTGTAATCCATTCATCAGGATTGTCGCTGTGGTCATTGTCGCAGTCCATGGGAACAACGTCTGACACCATGAAATTTGCATCACTGCGTGTGTTATTTTTATACTGAGCACATACATGGTCAGCGGTTATGGATTTTTTAAGGTCACCCTCACAGGTAATAACCCTCTGATTCGGATACAGCGTATTTTTTTCATTACCTGTACAGTCAGCAGTATAAATTGTAAACTTCATTTCTTTTCCTCCAGTTCTTCTGTAAAGTATCTTATCTTCATGTACTTGCGTTTAGCACGATTGATTTCATGCTGCATTCCTGCTGATATAACATCTCCGAACACCCACATTTCGGCACATTTACTCATCAGCACGAAGTTCATGAAGATTGCGATTTCACGTTCTTCGGGAATTTCGTCATTCATAAACTGTGTGAACAGAAGATGCGGTGCTATGGGAAGGTAATGCTTATCAACAGCGAAACGGCTGTACTTACGGGCCATTTCGATATTATGGTTTACATTGCCGGAGTAGGGTGAGCATATGTAAACAATCGGTCGGAAGTTGGCGGCAATTTGCGCCGCCCTTTCTTCCTTTTCAATGTTGGTCAGTGCTTCATATTCTGTGGGGCTGTAGTAGCCCTCTGCGTTATACTTGTTTGCCATTGTAAATCCTTTCTGTCCTCTGTGGGAGTACACTTTTTTATGTTTTTTGTTGATATTGCTCGGATGCAGAAAAGCATCTATTCTTTTTTGTAATATTCGCATTCATATCCTTCAGCACGGAGAATAAGTCCCTCCGCCCATGCAGGAGTTCTTGACATCTGCTGACATACTTCCTGTGCTAACATTCTTTTATCTGCTTCAATAATCATTTCATCGTGGACGTGTGCCACAATAAAGCAGTCTGATAAGGTTTTCATGGAATACATCAGTAAATCTCTTGCTATGCCCTGGACGCAATTTTCCACAAACTTTGGCCCGTAGCTTTCAAGCCTGTCCCACTTCTTCTGAGGATTTATGCCCATATATGTAACAGATTCACCGCCGAACTGATTCTCACCGATACGGGGTTTAGCGTAAGCAAGACGCCTGCCACTTGGAAGTTCTATAAACAGAAATCCGGATCCATAGGAAAATGTAAGTCCGTGGGTTTCGGTGGTTGTTTTTTCCTTTACCGCTTTCTTTGCGGCACGGCCAACTGCCCACCATAAATCTGTAATATTTGGAGATGCTTCACGCCAGTCAGTTACTATCTGTTTCAATTCCGCATCTGATAAACCGAGTGAATCGGCACCCATAGCTTTCATTGCACCAACTGAACCGCCGTAGCCGCAGTTGTGGACAAGTTTTCCCGATACGGTAAAGCGGTGGTTAGGTCCTGCATTCTTCAAATCATAGACACGGGCTTTTCCTTTGATGAGAATATGTTCTTCATTTGCTTTATCACTGCTTGAAAATATATGATCCTTCCAGGAGTACTGCAAAGCAATTCTGTCATTTCCCGTATTCACAAGACAGGAACCCGTTGTAGCGGCAACGCCGAATGGCACCGGTGTAATTCTGCCTTTGATCCAGACGAAATGGTCAGGCGTTGCTGTAAGTCCGTCATAGGTAATAACCCTCTGCTGACCTTTATAAATAACGCCTTCGTGTCTTATCCACTGAATGCCGTCCCACACTCTGTCAGAAACTGAAACCTTTTCAATTGGAATAAGTCCATGATCGGTAAGTACAAGCTGTCCCTCTGCAATACAGGCAAGCTCTGCCACCTTTCCTTTCTGCCTGAGATGTCCATTGATGCCATGCTTGACAACAGGCACGCCGAACATTTTTGATGCCGAAGCGCAGTAAATATCCTCATTATTTGCAAAAGCGTCCATTCTCCACCCCTCACCTGCAAGCCATGCGATGACTCTTGCTTCAATCGCACTGTAGTCACTGACAATGAATTTATATCCCTCTCTCGGTACAAATGCTGTACGGATAAGCTGAGAAAGCGTATCGGGTACATCTCCATAGAGCATTTCAATTTCATCGTGGTATCCGTACTTTACAATTTCTCTTGCCTCTGTCAAATCGGGAATATGGTTCTGTCTTAAATTTTGCAGCTGAATGTTACGTCCAGCCCAGCGGCCTGTTCTCGATGCCCCATAAAAGCTGAACATTCCTCTTGCACGGTTATCACTGCAAGCTGTCTGCTTCATTGCCGTGTATTTTTTGACTGATGATTTTGACAGCTGTAACCTCATTTCAAGCACAGACCTGACTGGCTCCTTTGCAGTTTTGATGAGTTCCTGCACCTGTGCCTTGCCAAGAGAATCCGACTTGTACCCTTGCTTTTCCAGCCAGTCAAGAAGCTGATACACAGAGTTAGGATTTTCTACTCCCGTTAATCTTTGCATTTCAGAAGTCAGCTTTGCCTTTGACTGTTCATCAAGGGTAATGGCTGCATCAGCAAGCTCCATGTCAACAAGAATGCCACGGTCGTTTATTTCCTGATCGAGGTAAAATTCACTCCAGATAAAATCCGGAACAGGAAAGCGGCTGAGTTTCCTGTCAATTTCCATTTCAGCCTCAACATCACGTTTGTTATATGCCTTGAAAATCTCCCATTTATCCGGATAATCTCTTGGATTATGGAACTGAGGAATACCGTCTTTTTCAGCATAAGGCACACAGAAAAACTTGATTAGAGCCTTTCCCTCAGACATTTTCTGCTGCTCTATTCCAAGAACCGTGCCCACCTCTGCAAGTGATGAAGGCAGTCCGAGAGTACGGCTGTGTATCATGGTACACTCCCAGCTTCTCGGATTCAGATAATCCCCGACAGTATCTTCATTTATGCTGTAACTCCCGAAATACTCAGGATAATTCTTCCTAAGATAACGTGATAGGCATACTCTTTCAAAATTCACGTTAAAGGCTCTCTTTATTACTTTTTCGTCAGCAAGTGCTGAGAGAATTTTTGCCGGAATTTCTTCGCCCTTTGCCGTATCAACCACCTGAACCGGCTGTCCGTCTATGGAATATGCAAATAGCAGAATATCAAAATATGGTGAATCTGCGTAGGCATACACGCCGCATTTTGATATATCCTTATCGGATTTTGTTTCAATATCAATTGTTATCATAAAAACCTCAAACCCACCCACAGCATTGCTGCAAACGCCCTCCCGTCTGATGCTTATATGCCGAGTAACCTGAAAGTTTCCTTACCTTTAGGCGTAATCAAAGCCTGAGTATCCGTAAAACCTGTTTTAGTGTTTGTAAATTCTTTCAGTTCAAAAAGTCCATCTTCCACATACGGCATATACGGTTTCAGCTTTCCTCTCTGGTCACGATATACATACTTATGGTCAATTAAAAACTGGATAAACTCTTTCTGTCCGATGTGAAGTTCCTTTGCGGTATCACGAAAATTGGTAAGTAATTTTCTGTCAACAAGTTCATCGAAATACTCAGCCTTTGGCTTCATAATCTGATTGTCCACAGTAAGCTGAGAAACTGAAAGCTGAAGTGTTTTTACACGTTCATTCGCAATTGACAACGCTCTCTGCATAACCATTTCCGGACTGTTCCACGCTTCTTCAATAGAAATGAAGTACTGACGAAACTTTCTGCCGATATCAGTACGCTGAATCATACATAGTTCCTTTGCCATCGGAATGGTAAGCATATGGTCTGTTCCAGGTCTACCACCACTACTTTTACTCAAAAATGAGTAAAAGTCTTTATTCTCAGTAAATCCGTATTCGCACATACGAGTAAACCAGTCGTTGTATCTTGTTGTAATACCCAGTGCGTTATGTAATTCATGTCCTGAAACTACAGGACATTCGGGATTGTCATAGTTTACTTTAATAAGCTCGTTCATTTTATATCATCCTCTCATTATTCCCACCCAAGCATTAAGCCTAACTGCCCACCCAGCTATTCATGTATTATCAGTTGAGAAAATCATCATCAAGATCAGCGAAATCATCCTCCGCACGGGATTTTCCGCCTAAGGATTCACCGTCACGGATTTTCTGCAAATTATTCAGTCCGCAGGCAATACCCTTATTTCCGTTTGAATTGAATGCGTAAAAGTTGATACTTGCACGTCCGTAAACGCCGCTGTACACCTCGCTTGTATCTATAATCGGCTGGCAGGCAGCATCTACGATTCCAGGAGCAGAGGCTGAGTTTGCATTGATGAAATAGCTGTTTGCATAAGCCTCATCATCAGGACGCTCAACATCGCCGTCACGGAGAGGTGTTTTGATTGAACTGAGTGGCGGAACAGATTTGCCGTTTCCTTTCAGTTTGCCCTGTCCCTCATCATAAGCCGCCTGAATTGCCGCACGGACTTTTTCTATTGTTTTTGTATCGGACTTCGGAATGATAAGTGAAACACTGTACTTCGGAGCGCCGCCGTCAATAGCTTTAGGCTGCCATACGTTTGCATAGCTCCAGCGTGTTTCAGGGCCTGTGATTACCTTTGTGGGATTAACATATTTTGCCATAATTAAAATTCTCCTTTAAATTCATTTTGTGCGGGATTCCAGGCTTTTCTTTTGTCAGACGCAGGAACAAGCGTTGGTTTTCCCTGTGGTTTACATACATATTTGCTGAGAAGTTCGTCAAATTTCTTTTTGCCGCCCAGCAGTTTTGTCATAGCAGTGATTCCGAGAACCTCCGGTTTACAATATGGATTCTCGCCGATTGCTTTTACAGCTTCTGCAACTGCTTTTTCATCGGTATACTTGCGGTTGGACCTGCCCTCAACTACCTTGTAGCCTGTCCACTGCTTTCCGGCAAGTGCCTGGGAGAGTGCATATTCTTTTACATCTGCCGCCCATGCTGTCAGGGCGTCTGCTTTTTCGAGAATTGCTTCGATTTCTCTGTCCTCCAGTGTTGCGGCAGGTGAAAAATCATACTGTGCAAGCGTAAGATTGTACTCTGCACGTTTGCGGCAGGTTGCTTTAACTTTACAGAAGCGGCAGTGTTCTCCTGCACAGAATTCTCCCTCACCTTTAGCGGCAAGCTCTGCTTTCGGTTTCAGTTCATTTTCTGCCCAGCAGAGTAATTCAGACACTGAGATTACTGATTCACTGACATTTTCAATTCTCGGCTGAAAAATGACCGTGCGGATTTCTTTGATGTCATACAGACTGTCAAAAAGTTTCAATGCACCCAAAGCATACAGCATCATCTGTGAATTTCGCTCTGCTGAAACAGCCACGCCTTTCCCGTGCTTGTAGTCAATGACGGTAAGAACATCATCGGCAACAATGATACAGTCACCTGTGCCAAAGCCACCCGGAACATATCTGCTGAAATCCAAACGCTGTTCCACCATTACCACCGGGGCACTGTATTTGCTGATTTCTTCAGCGATGTACTGGGCGTAGTTTTCTGTACAGTCCTCCATTTCCGAATCATAGAAATCAAGATTCTCTGTGGGGTCTTTTGCTTCAATGCCGAGCAGCTTATTTACCTTGTACTCAGCAAGCTCATGGGCGCAGGTGCCTTCACGGGCATAGTCCGTTGTGGTATCAGGGATTTCTGCATTGAGCTTTGCTGACGGCGGACAGGCAAGCCACCTTGAACTTGCAGACGCTGACAGAACTGAATGGGCTCTTGTGCTGTGCTTAACTGCCAAGGTTCTCAGCCTCCTTCAGAAGTGCGGCGTACTCACTTTCAGCGATGCCGGAGAGCTTCTCCGCACCGTGTTTCATAAGCAGCTGCTTGACTTCCTCAGTAAATCCCTCACGGGACTTGCCTGCAAGTACGGCTCTGACTTCGGTAAGGGTGACTGCCTTTTCAGATGCTTCCGTTTTGCTTTCTTCCGGCTGTTCCTCCACCGGCGGATAGATTTGTTCGAATGATGCAACCTCATGTTCAGTTATAGTGCCAGCAACAACTTCAATACAGTCAGCAAGATATCGGAGCGCACGAATAACATCAAACATGGTATTTGGTTTGTCCATAAAATTACCTCCTTGACTTGGATTTGCATTTTGAACGATATGTATTGGAGCCAAAAGCAGCTAACATTTGCTGTAATACAACTTTTTGATGTGAATCAGCTTTTTCTATCATTGCTTCTATGACATGAATATGTTCCTGTGACAGAATGTTTTTATGGGGATAGTACCAATCTGCCAGACGGATTCCGCCGCCATTACCACTAATACTTTCAAGAGGGTATTCCAATACAAGTGCCTGTATATCACGCTGAATCGTTCTTTTGGACACACCAAGCTCATCTGAAAGCTCAGACAGATAACACTTTCTGCGGCTTGTCAGTATTCGCATGATTTCAGCACGTCGTTCAATAGCACTCATAATTCCTACCCTCCTTTCTAAACCGTTCGACTGTATTTTACTGCACAAACACGACACCTTTTGTCGTGTTTGAGAAATTTTTTCGCACAATACAATTTGAGTAAATCTCACATGAGTATATAAGTTTTTTGTTTGAACAACTGCATCATTACTGCTTACCTTCATCACTTATAGCAAAATCTAAATATTCTCCAAATTAAAAAAAATCCGATAAGGCACAAAAGTACTTGTATCTCATCGGATTTTTAGCATATCAAAATTTTTTCTTATTTCACCAGATCAGTCAGCCATGGTGCAATCGGCCGTGCAATCAATCTCGCATTCAGGTAAGCCATCTCCAGCGTCAGACAGGTATTTCCAAGATAATATCCGTCCATTACAGAAATTGTCATAGCAAGATCAGGTTTCTTCATATTGGTCAAGCATATTGGCAAAAGATATTGTAATTTATTCTGGTAACCCTGCGGTACAACCAGTCCCGGTTCTACGACAGCTTGTCTTCGGGCAAGCTCCACTGCTGTCTCCAGAAGAAGCGGCAAGTTTTTTGCTTTACGAATTTTTGCAGGAATGCGTTCCAGATTTTCTGCATCTCCCAGAATGTGATCCACGTTCACACGAATCTGCCATTCCGGATTGAAATTGATGCCATTCTGAATCATTGGGAATCTCGGCTTTTCCGGCAAAGGTTCAATGTATTTCAGTTTTGGTGATATTTCATCGCAGAAGCCACGGAAATACCAATTAAAAGTTGTTTCCCGTTTCTTATTGCGTTCAAAATATGCGTAAATTGCCTTGTATCTCTGATTGTAAAGTCCGGTATGTAAGCAGGCATATTCATTCTCAATGTGAAAGAATTTTGATGCCTTACCCGGGTCTGGTTCTGTGTTGTAATCAATGCTTTGCTTGCGAAAGATAATATTGATGTACCGCTCTAAAATCGGCGTATCTGTATTTCTGGTTTCTACTGCTGGCTTTCTGAACCGCCACGGCTCCGGCAGTGCCATTTCGGCAAGCTCGTCCAGTTGCCCGTACCAGTCCGGCACATAGGCAAATTCAAATAGATCTGTTGGTATCATTTTATCACCTTGCACTTGGGAAGTGCCTCAAGATACTGCGTCTGTATCTCTGCTTTCATATCCTCGTCTACATAGCGGCGTTCTGTACCGTCCGGTTTGACTTCAATAATAGTTGACAAGGCATTTATGTAACCGTCATAGTGATTCAGAAGCTTGGTTTGTGCATTATAGTCACCTTTGATGGCACGGCGCACAGTTTCATAATCAAGTTCCATTATTTCTGATTCCTTTCATAGTAATTTCGGATGCTATTAAATGCGTTTTTCTTCCTTTCAAATACGGAACGCTTGGAAATATGTAATGTTTTGGAAATATTGGAAACAGACATTCCGTACCAGAATTCCAGAATTATCACCTCTTTCTGTTTGTCTGTCAGTAAGAGCATTGCCTGATACAGCCATTCCGTCGTTATCACGCAGCTGTGACCTTTTTCATCATTGATAATATGTTCAGATGGATAAATTTCTCTTTCACCTTGTGTTTCCAGTATGTACTGCACTGTATCTGTACTGACAGTTTCATTTGTCTTTATTGTTTTGGAAGCAGAGGCTATATTTCTGCCTGTATTTCTCATCACCGTTTTACTGAAACTATCGAAAATCTCAAGTTCCATTCTGTCGTTATGCGAGGGATTAGACACAGCTTTTCCTCCCTCCATATTCAGTTTTGAGAATGAGCCTTATTTGCCCTCCTAGAAATACTAAGACAAATTAATGGGTCAAAATCGGAAGGTCAGATTTGTAAACTTTTTGC